AATTACCTCTACATAAAGTTGTTTAGCTAATAAGAAATTCTCATACCACATTCCATCGGTATCCTGTGGGGTGCCACTTGTAGTAGTTCTTTTGGGGGTGTCAATATGCAATATATCATTACCAATAATTAACAATATTTGATCAATATTAAAACCTTTGACTTTATTAAGAATACCATCTACCCCTTCATGCACTCTTTGAACCGCAATATTAGAGTTATAATCTTCCCCAGTTTCAAAAGCGGTAGCTAATTTACCAATATGAATATCAGCCGGATCAATAACAAGTAGATGACCATCTACATTTTCCTCATAAACTATTTTGTTATAATTAGGTGAGTGTTCATTCATTGAAGAAACAATTTCTTCTCTTAAATCCTCATAAGTCTTTTGGGCCTTATCTAATCTAACCGCTACGGAATATTCTTTTGTCTTATCCCAATATAGAGTTACATCGTTGACATCTATTCCTCTTTCTTGACAATGATTTGCAAGACCTTCGTGATTTTCAGAAATCTTTGCTTTGTCTTCATATCTATTATATGACTTGCGTAATGTTTCGGGGTTATAGTTATATTTCTTACCTATAATTCTCGTTGCATCATGTTTGCTTTTTGCACCACCACTATTGAATAACTCAATAGCCTCGATGATCATTTGTTTGAATCCCGGCATTATTTGTTTTGTTTTGTTAGCGTGATAATAGGAACCTAAAATATAAGTAACCTACTATAATTAAACTCTCAATTAAAATAGTGATGATGGCCCATGAAGGGATAATATTTCTTGTCACAATTTTTGAAGAATTAGTGACATTAGAAGTTTCCTTATTACGATACTTTTTCTCATAAACACTTGCAATAGAATCAATGTCTATTGTGGCTTTAATCTTTCCCTTGTAAGACCTTATAATCACCTTGCCTTGTGGTAGTGTTATCTTTGAGTAGAAAGTCGTTAAGATGCCCAAGGAATCGCAAGGATTCTCAATTGTTAGTGTGTCATGAATAGCATTGTATTTAGTAATTACTTTGTAATCACGAATCGTATCAATGCGTATCTTTTCGGATACAATAGTAGTTACCTTTGATGGCTTACAAGATATAATGCAAGAAAGTATAAACAAAATTGTTAATTTTTTTATGCTAAACAATAATAGGTAATTCGGCAAATTTCCGAGTTTGGCACGTTTATTTTCCATAATTTGTCAAATTTTGATAATTATTTTCCACTAAAATATAATTGAGCCTCCTCAATTCTTCGTTTAGTTAGTCCATTTAGTACCTTGCCTCCACCCTTATTCCATTTAAGGAACTCGTTACGAATTGTAACGTCTTGAGGATTTTTATTTACCTTCTTTAAAAGAGTAGAACTCTTTAGATTACCCACACCACAATTGTAGGCAAAAGAACATAAGGCATCAAATTGATATTGATTAATGGTGTCAACACAATAGGAGTCAACACTACGTTCGTAGGAAACCAAAAGAGCCTCCAATAGTTCGGTGGCTCTCTCTTGTGTTATCGGGGGATCGGTTAGCTTAACTTTAGTATCATCTTCGTAGTAAGTACTTCCATAACCGATAGTTGGAACTTTCGCTGGGCATAAATAAGCCTTAGCTTTAAACCCTTCGTATTTCTTAATTAACTCTAATCCAAGATTACTTATCTTTGTGATTTTCATTAAGCTTTGCTCTTAATTCAATGTTTTCGGTTCTTAAACCATGAATCTCGGTTGTTAATGTTTCAACCTTTGTCTTTAATTCGGCAACTTCACCCTTTAATTCTAAAGCGGTTTCTCGCCATAACTTGATTGCATCAGATACATTTTCTATTTCGGTCTTTTGTACCTCTACATTCTCTTTCTTTCTACCTATAAGCCAACCAAATGCTCCCGATATAAGAGAAACTACACTTGGTAAAATTGTATCTTCAATATCAAAATTCATCTTATTCTCCACTATTTAAAGGTTCAACATTACTTGCAATTGTTTCATCAACAATCTCACTTGTGGTTTGATAATCAACCTCGGTAGGAGTTGCTAATTTTTCTTTTGTTTGTAGTTGGGCCTGCTCATCAGCAAAGAATACCGGAGAGTCATCTATCTCAACACCCTCTGTCTTAACGATATATTGTAAGATTAAGTCATCATTCGTACCCCACTTAGCCACAAGGCTATCGGGTAATACAATATTCTTTGTGTACATCGAATTACCATCAAATGTTTTGTATTCCAAGAAACAAGTTTGATTGCTCCCAAATAGCACATAGAATAAACGAATATGCAAACGAGTTGCAATAGTACCAAATGCCTCAATAGGCTTTATACGAACGATGTAATCCATATCTTATAATTCTATTTCTTCTTCTATTTTAAATTCTACTCCACTAACCCATCCATTAAGGAAAACGTATTGATCTAACTCGGCTGGGTTATTAATAACAATTGTTTGATAATCAAACTCCTTGTCACTTAATTCTTTTATTTGTTTGCTCAACTTAGCAAGATTCTCTTTAGTGTAGCTATACTCACCTTTCTCATCCATGATAACATTATTCTTATCATCGCAAGAGGCACAATCTAAACGTAGAGCATCTCTCTCCTCGTTGTAAGCATCTAAATAGGATTGTAACTTTTTACGAATAATCCCTAATTTCTTTTGACCTTTAGTTTCTTCATTGTAGATGTTACCAGCAATGTAAGCGACAACCATAAATAGGTCTTTGTACGATTTTTTCATTTTGAATTGTTTGTTTATGAGTTTGCGATACTTGTCAACCATATAATATATTGATTACACAACAAATATAAGTTAATTATTTTAATATTAGCAAGTTATAAAACTTCCATTATTTGCATCAAAGTCAACAACAATATAAACATTTGAATTATAATAGTAAGGATTGCCCCATTGGTATGCTATTGCGTTTGAATTGGTAATGTTACATTGACCAAATAAACTATAAGATATAGTTCCATTAGAGTTAGCTAAAGTAAATCCACTTGGGAACACTTCATATCCACTCATCGCAACACCCGAACCAATCATTGGATAAATGGATGATATAAACCAATCTTTAGAATAATCACTAATTGTAAATCCTATAAAGCTTGTTGGGGCCCCATTTAAATCTAAAGCAAAAATGTAATTAGCTAACCAACTATTGCTTGAACCAACGAACCCACAGAACAATCTTAGATTAAGTTTGGCTCTACCCGCTACATTATATTGACTAAATGAATTTGTTATTTGATTATTATTATAATATAAAATAAATTGGTGTGATGCCGATTCTACTCCTAAGAATCCAAAATTGACAATTTTATAATCTACATAACCAATGTTATAGGTACCCGGTGATAAGGTAGTGTTGTTAGTAAACTCCGTTCCATTATAAGTCCATCCTGCATTATTTGATCCACCGCCAATAGGATATATTGAACTACCATAAGCCTTACCTACCCTAACACTATTAGTTGCTACACTTGCATTGTTAATTGTAACACTTATGCTATGCCTAATGGTATTATCATCAACTAAATGAACTGCGGTAGTATTACTACTTGCCTTAAATATAGGGTTAGCGTTATTACCTTCAATGAAGTTAGTAAAGCTTGGTTGTGGAGGAGTTAGTATTTGAACCGAGGCATTAGCAGTAACAGTATTACCACCACCACCACTAACACTAACACTATTGGTAAATGTGCCAACCGTATTAGCATTACCAATGATATAAAAATCATAAGTGCTACCTACCGTTAATACATTGCTTGTGTAAAAACTTATTGTATTTCCCGATTGAAATACGGACCATCCCGATGGTTTAATATGACTAACAATATTAAGATGACTTGATACGTTATCACTTATTGTTACGGTCCCCGAAGTATTGTTATTCTGTATTGTTAATCTGATAAACCATTGCATTGCCCCATTTAAATAAATAGGTGGAGATGTATCCAATGTTTTGGTTAGGGTATATGCTGGAGGATTACAATTACATGATCCATTAGTATTGGCTATGGCTTGTCCATTGGCATCTAACCAATTATTAGCATCACTTGTAGCTAAAGCATCAGCATCCGCTTGGGATATACATGAAGTACGAGTAAATGAAGGAGATGTTACATTGACAAAAGTACCAACACAAAATGCACCACAATCATTCTTTTGAATAGACCTTGTTAAGCTAATGGTAGAACTAAATACACTTGCATTTGTTGTTGTTGTATTGGAATATTGAGTACCCGCAGTACCACCACCATAAACACTAGCTTGGTTGTAATAAGCACCGGATGCACAATTAATTATCTTTACCGTTAATACAATTTGTGGAAAAGAATTGTTGGGTGCTAAAGTATCATTTCTTGTAGCTTGTATAGTAGAACCAAAAGAGTTTATACTCCAACCCGGTGCATTAAAAGTTACAAATTGCATATTAGCGGGTAGCACATCTGTTACCACTACTGGTGGAACTTCGGTGTCATCATTACCAACATTAGTAACGGTTATTGTAAAGTTAAAGTTTGTATTAACATTAACATTACTTGGAGCCGATTTGGTAATTTGAAATACAGGTATTAATACAACTTGGGTATGATTATATCCATACCACTCAGAAACCGTAGAAGGTGTAACTCCATTAGGTCTATAAGTACTATAAGGATTTAATGCTACATAACCCCCTGTTTCGGCGGTAGTAATATTAAGGATAGAACCACTTACTCTTTGTAGTTCTACCCCTATTTCATCGAATGATAATGCACCGCTTAAAGGTAATGCCATTATGCAAGTTTAGATTCTAAGTATTTAACTCTTGCTTTAAGTATAGTTATCTCACTTTCGTGACTCTTAAATCCTTCAATTAGTAATGGAGTTAGTTGATTATAAGCAACACCCTTTATCTTGTCATTACCCGTTTGTACGGCATAAGGAAGTACCTTTTCAACCTCTTGTGCAATAACTCCGTATTGATACTCATCATTAGCTTTCCATTGGTAAGCATAACCATTTAATTGCATTAATTTATCAATTGGGTTGGTAATTATTTCAAGGTTTTTCTTTAAGGTTAAATCGGAGTTGGCAGTAATATTTCCCGTTGCTCTGATAGCACCTGATACATAAAGACGCTCCCCGTTGTCGGTAGTAGTTCCCAAAAGAATATTTCCACCTGAGGTAATTCGCATACGTTCAACAGCATTAGTTAAAAAATACATAGGAACTGCACCATCGGAATAAATTATTGCACCTGTTGAATCTTGTCCAAGATACATATTTCTTGATTGTCCAATAATTTGTACATAATTCGTAGATGCTCCATTATTTATTACTAATTTATTAGCAGGCGAACTCGTTCCAATCCCTACGTTGCCACCTAACGGTTGCAATACAATTGGATATGAAACACCAGCACCGCCAACATTTCTACCTTGTAACCAAATGTGAGTGCCTCCAGTAGTACCAATACCAGCAGCAAGCATACCTCCAGGAGAGGTACTCATTCCAAAAATATTAGTAGTTGGTACTGAACTTAAAGAAGTAGGGTCTGCTGAGGATGTATTTTCTATGTGTAATTTGGCTAAAATACTTGTTAATCCAATTCCTACGTTGCCAGTAGGGGTAATAGTTAATGCTTGAACACTTGTTCCATCATTAGATACCCTAAGTTGTAATCCTACATTATTATTAGAATTAAAGCTATTACCAAACCAAATACCCGCTGGACTTGACGCATATTTAAAAGTTTCTTCGTAAGTTAAACTCGCATAAGTTGCTTGAGAGTTTGCAATATATTTTAATGCCGTAACACTACTCGAAAACGTGGCTGCACCGGTTGCTCTTGCCATAGTTAATGCAGAAATACTATTATTAATTATAACAAAATTTCCTGTATTGTCACCTCCGTGACCTATATATCCATTAGTAGTTGATCCAGCAGTATTATGAACAAAATTTATTAAGTTACCTTGATTAATAAAAGTATTAGATAAAATTAAACTAAAATTACCGGCATCATTTCTTATACTTGAAATTGTTGAACTAAAACTCCCACTTGTTCCACTTAATGCTCTACTAACTAATGTAACCGTAGTTCCATCATCTGTAATTGCACTATTACCTATTGCACTACTTGAAGTAAATTTAGCTACATAATTTGTAGTTCCACTTAATGTAGATGCCTTAGCATTTAATTGAGTTTGAATAGAACTTGTAACTCCTTTAACATAAGCTAATTCGGTAAGGGAAGGATAAGTAGCAACTCCTAAACTTGCTATTGATGATGAAGTATTAAAATAAGCTAACTCATTTATTGTACCCGTTCCCGTTATATTATTAGTAATAGTAGAAACACTTCCATCTGCCATTAAATATTGAGATGAAGTACCACCACTCTTAACTAAGGTTGTAGCCGTTAATGTATTAGGGAATGTTGTATTACCACTTCCATCTAATATAGTAGCGGTTCTTGCAACCGTACCAGTTGTATATGGGTCACCATTATATTGTCTAACATAAATAGGTTCGTTACCATCATCACCCGTAGCAATCTCAACAAAACCATTATCGGTTGTGAAAGCCACCGCCCCAATAAACCAATTATCATTGACACCCATTGAACCATAGATACCTCGTTTACCCGAATCCGAAAATCCAATGCTACCACTTACTACACCACCCGTTAAAGGCAAGTAACTTGTATTGTCATAAGAGATAGTTGTACCCGTAGCTTTAACAAATCCAGTACCATTTAAGGCAACTTGGCCTCCTAAACCACTTAATGTATAAGTTGGAATATTTAATACGTTAGAAGATAATGTAGCACTACCACTTGATCCTGTTGTGGTTAATGAAGTAATCCTATTTGTATAAGCACTATCCCAATTGGATGCACTTGAAGTTGTTGGGATTACATAACCCGCCGTTAAGCTTAAAGCTAATGTACCACTTGTAGTTATTGGTGTACCACTAATTGATAATCCCGTAGGTACTGTCATTGCTACCGAAGTAACACTACCTGTACCTTTGTTATTAAACGTATTCCAATCAGTGCTTGAAAGATAACCATTAGAAGACGTTGTAGCTTGCGATATACTAAACACACCATCCGAGTAAGATAATGGAGCAGAAGCACTAAATAGTGCCTTAATCGAAGCGTTAGTTCCATTGTAAGGAGTGTATCCTAATATGGTAGATATACCAGCGTGTTTCCACAAAGAAGTAGCTGAATCATGATATAATACATCCTTGTTTGCGGGTGATATTATTTGAACATCGTGAATCTCATCTAACTCATAACCATTTTGAATCTTAACCTCAATCACACCTTGTGTTGGGTGTGACCTTGTAACAATACCCACATAAACTAAGTGAGTAGGTGCTAAATATTTAGTTGTTGTATAACCACCCGCAACCGTACCACTAAGATACAATTGTGAGCCTTCTATAATCAATGATGTGTCTATATCAGTTATTGAACCAATTAATACTACAACACCCGATTGATTATTTAAAATATCTGATTGGACAAGTCCTAAAGTTTGTGCCGAAGTTGAATCTTGTGATGCAAGTGCTTTAGCGAGCAAAGGAAGATTCCCCGATGCCCCATTGACATAAACCACCGTTCCTTTAGTTAAAGTTGCACCCGTTGTATTCTTACCCGTAAAGATTAATCTAGTTGAATCAAGTGTTGTGGGGAATGTAGCAACCGTACCATCACCTCTTACATATTGTAAAGTTGTACCTCCCGATGGAAGTAAATATTTATTATTGAAAGTGTTCCAATCCGTAGAACTTAAATAACCATTTGTAGAAGTAGTGGCTTGCGATATATTAAAGCTATTGGTTCCACTATTATAACTTAATGGAGCCGTACCACTTGGTTTAGAAGATAAATCGGTAAATAACCCCGAAGTAGCAACAGTAGCTAATGATGGCTTACCAGTTAAATCCGCATAAGCACCACTTGTGGCTACGGTAGATAATTGTGGGGCCGTACCAAAGTTTAATTCATTGATATACGTTTTACCCGCAAACTTTGAATCATATACAGAATCAGTAGTAGCGCCATTGAAATATAAACGATTAGAAGTTTGAACTATTTGTGTATAACTACTAACACCCGCAGGTCCCGTAGCAATAATCATATTCATCACCACATTGTTAATGTTAGGTGAATCGGGATATACACGAACATTACGAGTATAAGAAGGATTCCATGCTTGACCATTAACCCTTATCCACACATAAAAATCAGTCATTGCCGTTACCGTAACCACTAAGTCGGGATTATCGGTTTGAAATGATGTTGGTGTTGTTGCGGGAAAGGTGCTACCTAATGTATATCCATAGTCAATGTTACCCGCCGTAGGCATTGGTACAAATCCCGTTGATGTATATTCCGCAAATACTCTTAATGTTTTAGTTGCCATCTTTTAATCTTCTTTTTGTCCTATTGGACTTATCCAACAATCCTCCGTATAAACTTTTGTAAAGTAAGCCAAATTTACATTATCTCCTCCACTACTACAACATAAATGCTTTTCTAAA